CGCTTTTTGCAGGTCAGCGGCTGGAGAGTTCATCGCCTGCTCCTTGCGCCCGCTCGCCATCCAACCCAATGCGAGCCGACGGCTCCATGGAAGGGATGTTGCGGCTGCCAGCGTAGCCGTTTTCCGTACTTTCGGCGAGATCGTGCGCCTTCCAGCGCAGGGCGCGAACCAGCCCGTCAAGCGTTATCGCCATGGTCAGGTTCATGCGCCTTTCTCCTTCACCCGGCAGACCAGATAGCGTCCGCTTTCATCGGGATCGTGAACGGTGAGAATATCGAACAGCCGCTCGTGCCGCCTGAACCGCATGCCGCTTGCCACGCCCTCGCGATGTCTCAGCGTGATCCGGTGCGTCACCGTTTCAAGCGTCTGGTCCGCCCCGAAGCGGCTTTGCGCCGCCAGCGGCTCGATCCTCGCGAATACCGTCGCCACTTCCGCCCAGTTCTCGGAAAAGCCGCCGAGGTCATCGGCAATGCGCGCCGCCGCCTCCAGCGCCAGTTCGGTGCGCAACACACCCGGATTGAGGAATGTCGCCTGCATCACAGCCTCCGCAGGCGATAGCCGGCAATCAGCCGCTCATAGCCAGCAGGATAGCCCACCGGCTGGTCGTTCGGCCCGAAGCTTGCCCGGAATTCGTACCAATGCGCGACCTGAATCAGGACGGCGCGGCGCAACAGGTCCGGCACGTCCGTCCCCGCCTCGCCGAAGCCGGCCTTGAAATCCACCTCGATGCCGTTCATGGCGCGCAGCGCCTGCGGCACCGCCTCGAAATGCAGCCGCGCCGGCCTCGACACCGTATCCACCTGATACGTCGCCGGATCGACCAGCGAAGCCTCGCCCTCGGTTCCATATGCCGTCACTGACGTAATTGCCTTCACAGGATGCAGCGCGATGGCGACCGCGCCATCGGCCGGCCATTCGTCCAGAACCAGCCGCCATTCCTGGTCGATCAGCGCAAGGCCAGTCGCGCGTTCGACCTCCTCGCGGGCAGCGCGGATCAGGCCGCCCAGAAGCTCGTCCTCCGACGCATGGTCGAGGCGCAGATGCGCCTTTGCTTCGGCCAGCGTCACGGGTTCGACCGCCGCAGCGACGGTTCGCATCAATGTCATTCGATTGCCTTGTTGAGCGAGGGAAACAAATTCGGCCCCGGCTTGTGCAACCGGGGCCGCTTCTCATGCTTGTCAGCGCGAGCCAGACCGCGCCGCCTGTGCTCAGACGGTGCCGAACTTGAGCAGCTTGATCGCGTCGAAATCCTGCACGCCGCCGCCCACGCGCTTGGTGGTGTAGAACAGCACGTAGGGTTTGGCGGAGTAAGGATCGCGCAGCACGCGGACCCCCGTGCGGTCAACCACGAGATAGCCGCGTCCGAAATCGCCGAACGCGACCGGCGTCGCGTCGTTGCCGATGTCGGGCATGTCCTCGGCCTCGACCAGCGGAAAGCCCATCAGCATCGCCTTCTGGCCGGGTGCCGCCGGCGGCTGCCAAAGATAGTTGCCGTCACCGTCCTTCAGCTTGCGAATCGTCGCCTGCGTCTTGCGGTTCATCACCCAGTTGGCATTTTGCCGATAGCCCGCCTTCAGCGCATAGATCGTGTCGATCAGCACGTCAGAGGCGTCCTCCGCCGGCAGCGCGCCTGCCGCTCCGGTCAGCGTGTAGCCAACCTTGCCCCACTCCCAGGCGCTTTCGGCAACCTTGGAGTAGCTCAGGAAGCCCTTCGGCTTGCTGTTGCCGTCGCCGGAGACGAAGGCCGAACCCTCCTGCTCGGCGAACGCAGCCTCGACCTCGCTCGAAATCCACTGGTCGAGATCGACCACCGCATCTTCCAGCAACGAGGCCGTCGCGGCCGGCATGGCGTAGAGCTCCATGGTCGGGAACTGCAGTTCTGCCAGCGTCGCCGTGTTGGTCTGCGGGCGCGCCGCCGTCTCGGCCACCCAGCCGACCGCCGGACCGCTCACCGAAAACGGCTTCTTCAGCACCGCTGCCGAAACCTGCCGCACCGAGGCAATCGAGCGGATCGGCGACAGCGTCGAAAGCCGCTTGCCGATTTCCGTTTCGGTCTCGGGCGGCACCAGATAGCCGCCGTCCTGCCCCGACCCGTAAGACATCGCCTTGGCGTCGAGCGAGCGCAGCAGCCGGTCATCGCCCTGACGCATATAGGCCTCGAACGCGCTCTTGTGCTCCGAGGGCGCCGCCTGCCCGTCGCGGCCCAGCACCGGCCGCATCTTCTTCAGAGCGAGGTTGTCGATGGCCCGTTTCTGCTCGTCCAGGGCGCGCGAAATGCGCTCCACCTTCTCGGTGGTCAGCACGTCGCCTCCCAGGCGTCCTTCCAGTTCCGCCAGCTTTTCGTCGTTGCTCTCCTTGAAGGCCTCGAACGTGGTCATGAAGTCGCCGAAGGCATCCTTCAGGTCGAGATAGTCGCCACCCGCCGACTTGGTTTCGATCGGCGCAGGGCTCTCAATTGCACTCATATGGACAGTCCTCTTTTGTTGATGATGCGTGTGAATTCGCGGATGCGCATGGCAAGATCCTTGGGAGATCCGGGCGCGGCATCCACCGTGCGCACGAGGCTTTCAAAACCCTTGGTCATGACGGTGCGCGCGTCATTCCTTGAAAGCCCGGCTTCGCGCCGCAGCCAGGTCTCGAATTCCTTGAGAGTGGGCAGCAACCGGCTGCGCTTGCCCTTCACGGTTTCGATGCGTGCGTCGGGCAGCATCGGAAATGTCACCACCGAGATTTCCCAAAGATCGGCCTCGAAGATGCGCCGCACGCCGTGCGCCACGTCACGCCTGGTCTTCAAGGCCTTGAAGCCGATGGACAGCCCGTCCAGCGCGCCGCTGCGCATCAGGCTCAGCACTTCGCGGGCGCGTCCCACATCGCTGTTGAGGCGCCCGCGCACGAAAAGGCCGCGCTGGTCTTCCGTGATCTCGGTCCAGACCCCGATCGGCTCGTTCGGATCATGCTGGAACAACATGCGGATGCCGGACGCCTTGCGCCTCGAAAGCGAGTTGGCGAACGCTCCCCGCTCGACCACGTCCTTGCCGAGATCGACGCGGCCAAACAGGCTGGCATAGCCTGAGAACGTGCCGTCATGCTCGACATCGCCCAAAACGACATCGACAAATTTGCGCTCGCATCTTTTTGCCAAGGCGTTAGCGCTCATCGGCCGTCTCCTGTTCATCCGCAGCCTTTTCCGCAGTCCGGAGCGGCCCGGGCGGCCAGCTCTCAACGAACACCCGCATGATGAAGCCCAGCGCCCACCATGCGCAAAGGCTGGCGGCAGCCGAGCCCATCATCATCAGTTCGATCGATCCGATTGCGTTGGCGATGCCGAGTTCCGTGGCCACCTTCAGTCCGGCGGTGCCACCGAACACCAGTCCGCACACCACGCCGACTGCAAAGCGCGTCGCCGCTTCGCGGCGTCCGTGCGGCAAAATGTAAGCCAGCGAAATCGCCGAACCCGCGATGGCGCCGGCACCCTTGGCTACCCATAGCCAGGTGTCATCGTTCATGTTCGTCCGCTCCAATTGTGAAAAGTGAGGGGATTAGGGGAGTAAGGGGCTATGGCAGTAGGGCAGTAGGTGGTTAGCAGTAGTGGGAAAGAGCTGGCCGAACCCGAGGCGGCTCAGAACCGAACGGTCACCGAAACTACCCCTACTGCCCTACTGCCCTACTGCCCTATTCCCCGCCCCTCGGCTGATATCCTACCGCCGCGCGCTTCTCGTCTTCGGTCAGGAAGGAAGCCGCCTCCACGCGCGTCCACAGCGCGTCACGGTCACCGCTCAGGCCGTCGATGCCGTCTGCATCGAACCACAGCCGCAGCCCGTCACCGAAGACGGGTCCAAGCCAGGCCGAAAGGTCCTTGGCCGTGCGCGCCACCAATGGCAGCACCGTCAGCCGGTAGAAGGCGCGGTTCGCTTCCTGGTAGTTTGCGTAGGTGTTGTCGCCCGGTATGCCGAGCAGCATCGGCGGCACCCCGAAAGCCAGCGCAATGTCGCGGCTTGCCGAATGCTTGGCTTCGACGAAATCCATGTCTTTCGGCGTCAGGCCCATCGCCTTCCAGTCGAGCCCGCCTTCCAGCAGCAGCGGCCGCCCCGCACGTGTCGCGCCGGAATATCCCTGTTCCAGTTCGGCTTTCAGCCGGTCGAACTGTTCGTCGGTCAGGTTGCCGCCCTCCTTCGGCGCATAGACCAGCGCGCCGGAAGGCCGTGCCGAATTATCGAGCAGCGCCTTGTTCCAGCGCCCAGCCGCATTGTGCGTGTCCAGCGCCATCAAGGCTGCTTCGAGCGGGGGAAACCCGTAGTGATCCTCGAGCGGATGGAACAGCGTCAGGTGCGCCGCGCCACCCTGTTCGCCAAACCCCAAGGCAACGCGGCGGCACGAACTGCCCTCTCGATGATCCAGCGCAACCGGCCAGCCACTCGCATCGGTCACGACCGACACCCTGTCCGGGCGCAGGAGATGCAGTTCACGCGCACCCTCGCCGAGATCAATCAATTCAAGATAGGAATTTCCGGCCAGAAGCAGATGGCCATAGAGTGCTTCCAGAAAGGTCGCGCCGGCTTGCCGCTGGTTGGGACGCTCCAGCAGCGCCAAAAGCGGGTGCTCGATCATTTCGGCCGCACCGCTATAGAGCAGCCATGGCACCGTCGAAGCCGCTTCCGAAACCAGCCTTACCGCCCGGTGTACGATCGGGTTGCGCATGAAGCCTTCACGCGCCAGCGTCGCATAATCGCGTCGTGTCCAGTGCGCTTCGCCTTGCTGGTGAAAGGCGATGAACCCGCCACCACTCTTGGTTTCCACGCGCACGCCGTCATTCCCCGCAGCGCGAGGCCAGGGCCATTTCCAAGCCATTGCAAATCCTATGCTATTCCGATTTCGGATAAGGGCGGTCGATTTCTCAGATGAAGTCGCGTATCCGCGGCCTCGCCACTCGACCCGACATCAACTCGGTCACGGCCCACACCAGCGCGTCCATCCGGTCCGGCGAGCGGCCATTGGACAGCCCGTTCGGTCCGAAATCGCACATTTCGTCTTCCAGTTCGGCAAAGTGTTCCGCGTGGCGGACCTTGCCTTGCTGGTAAAGTACCGCGACTGGTTCGGCCCTCAGCCACTTGCCGCGTTGCGCCCGCACCGGCTTCACCGGAACCTCCGCGTCAACGGTCCGGATCACGGATGTCGCCATCTCACCACCCTGGTTCACCTCGACTACAAGGCAATCCGCCTGCAGCCTGTGAAAAAGAGCTACCGCCCTTTGCGCCCATTCCTGCGGCTTCGCCGCACTCACGGTCGCATCGGCAATCACCACCGCACAGCCGTCGCCATCCAGTCCCGCCGCAACGATGCCGCAAGCATCGGAAGTCTTGCGCGAACTCGCCGGCGGATCGACCGCAACGACGATCCGGCGCAACTCCGAAACGTGGCCGGTCTGTGCCTGTTCAATCATCTGGCGCGACCACAGGGCATCTTCCCGGTCCTCGATCAGTTCGCCGTCAAGTTCCTGCCGGCCAAGCCGGCTGCCGCCGTAACGGCTCTTCACCGCCTTCAGGAAACCGGCAGCGAGGTTCTTGGCATTGTCCTCGGTCTTAAGACGGGTCACCGCAACCGAGGGATCGGCGAGCAGGCTCTTCAGGAGAGGCAGCGGCTTCGGCGTCGTCGTGATCAACTGCCGCGGCTGCTCCCCCAGCCTCAGCCCAAACTGCAGCATGTCCCAGCACGCCTGAAGGTTTTTCCATTTGGCGAATTCATCCAGCCATGCCGCCTCGAATTGCGGCCCTCGCAGGCTTTCCGGGTCTTCGGACGAGAAAACCTGCGCCACAGCGCCATTGTCCCACACCAGCCGCCGCCGGCTCACCTCAAAACGCGGGCGGCTGCCGCGCGCAATCGTCCTGATCCCCGAAGGCCCGTCGATCATCACTTCGCGCACATCGGCAAAAGTCTCGCCGACCAGTGCAATGGTGCGATATTTCCAGTCGGCAAAGGGCCGCAGGCCCCGGACAAGGCCGTTGACCCATTCGGCGCCCAGCCGCGTTTTACCGGCGCCGCGTCCGCCCATCACCAGCCAGGTGCCAAGGGTCCGATGGCAACGATATTGGTCCGGCAGCGCCCGGCCGACCCATTCGCCCAGAAGCCGCTCAGTCCATCGTGGTTCGATGTTGCTGGCCGACCAGCCGTTCTGCATGTGCCTCAGCCAATTCGACGATCCTGTCATCGAGTTTTTCAAGCCTTGCTGCGAGTTCTGCATCGTCCGTCGCCCCGCTCTCCGTCGCCGGTTCCTTCTTCAAGAGTTCGGATCGTTCCGCCGTCCGAACCATCGACCACAGGGCGTCGATCTGGGTCTTGTTGAGCTTGCCGCCATTGGTCTCCACCTCGCTGACCATCTCGGCCAGTTGGCGGGCGACGAAATCGCCGAGCGGTATGGGATGGAGTTCGCCATCATCCGCCTCCACGACCGGCCGCACCGTCTCGACCGCTGCCGGCTTGGCATGATCGCGCCAGTTCTCCCGGGCAATACTGCTCTGGAAATCCTGCTTCTCCCAGTTCTCGCGTGACGCACGCTCCCTCAGCGTCGCCGGATGCAAGTCGGTGGCCGTTGCAAGCAGTGGAAATGTCGGCGGCTCGCCTTCGCGCAGGGCGCGAATCGCCGCCCAGCGTTCGGCGCTGACAGGCTGAACCATGGTCCATGTCTCCGAATGAAAATGCCCGCGCGGCACCACGCTTCTTCCGACATCAGGAAGACGCGCAGGTCAAAGCGGGCTGAAAAAAAGGGGGAAAAGCGAAGCCGGAAGATCACACTTTTCCGACGATACAAACATCCTACCAGAGCACCGTTACGGTGTCAAGAATAAATTCCTATAATTTTTTCCTACCTCGATTTTGTAACGGTTAAGTCTCTTGTCGGCATGATAGGAATAGGTGAAAAGACGGCAGGCTCGTCGGTCGAGGCCGAGCCACAGTCAGGCAAATTCGTAGATGGTCAGTCCCTTGAAGCCGAAAAAGAGACGGGGCGCGATTGCCGCATTCCTGCTGGCTGTCGATGCGTGGCTCGATTCGTCGCTTTACGAGATCCGTTTCAAGGCCGCCGAGTTCTGGGAATCGGCCACCATCTTCTTCCGCCGCTTCCGCGTGAAGGGCTGGAGGCGCGGCGTCATCGAAGTCCTGAGCGAAGGTTTCACCATGGGCGCCGGCGGTGCCGTGGTCATGCTTGCGCTCGCCCTGCCGGCCTTCCAGGAAACCGGCGGCGACTGGCGCGCACAGGACGACTTCGCCGTCATGTTCCTCGACCGCTATGGCAACGAGATCGGCCAGCGCGGCATCATCCAGCGCGATTCCGTTCCGGTCGACCAGATGCCCGACCATGTCATCAAGGCGGTGCTCGCCACCGAGGATCGGCGCTTCTTCGATCACTACGGCATCGACATACTCGGCCTCATGCGCGCCATGACCGAAAACGTTCGCGCCAACTCCGTCGTGCAGGGCGGCTCCAGCATCACCCAGCAGCTGGCGAAGAACCTGTTCCTGTCCAACGAGCGCACGCTTGAGCGCAAGGTCAAGGAAGCCTTCCTGTCGCTCTGGCTGGAAGCCAATCTGTCGAAGAAGGAAATCCTCCAGCTTTATCTCGACCGGTCCTACATGGGCGGCGGCACCTTCGGCATTGAGGCAGCAGCCGATTTCTACTT